TTCTTCTATCCCTATCGGGGCCGAATATAGTCCTTTCTCTACTGCCATTAGTCTGCCCTCAAATTAACCTTACTCGCCCGCCTTCACGATAACCTTTAGGAAGTTCAGTAACTGCTCCCCCACCTTTATAGACTTGAGGTGCGTCTTTTACTTTTCGACCTTCTTCTACAATAGATTTATAAAATAGAGATTTTCTAGGGTTAGGCACCTCATCTCTAAAGAGATACATCATATCTTTTATTAGCTGTGAATCTAATAAATCTTTAGCAGCTTCAACCATCTCTTCGTCGCTACTTCCAAAAAAGGAGTTTCCGACAGTTTTATTATATAATTCTCTAAACTGTTTTAGGTCTTTCTTTTGGTCTTCAGTCGGGCCGTCACCTCTAAACATACGATTTCGAGAAAAACCTAAAGCCCCATCTGCTAACGATTCTACACTGGCTATAAATTCTCTTTTGTTTGGAGAAGCCATTAAATCTTGAACTCTATTAGTTAGCTCAATCCCATCTTTTTTTGTTTTATGTCTATACTCATGAGCAAATATATCTGCTCTTGCGTTTATAGGCTCCACAGCAGAAACTGTACCCGGCTCAAATTCTAATTCGTAACCTTTATATTTTTTAACTGATGGTTTTTCTTTTGTTTCGGGTACATATAACCCTTGTAATGTTAAACCTCGTGGACCTACATCTGCTTCTTTTGGGAATGCTTTTAACCTTGCACTGGTGGGATCTACTTCAGGAGTGCCTTCTGGTAAACGCATCCTCATCTCGTTTACAAAATCTTGGTCTTGAAATTTTACAGAGGCAAGAAATTCCTTTTGCTGCTGCTCAGTCATGTCTCTGGTTATTTTTTCAAAAAGTGCAGCGGCATCTTTAGATATTTTACCTGTGTATTCCTGTAGCTCTGGAATCATAGCCATTAGTAATACCCACCCCTGCGTTGTTTAAAGTACCGTACATCCTCCGGCTCATCAGTGGGCAACCGTATAAATCCACCTTGTCGAAAACGCATGAGTGCCATCACTGTTGAGTCAACTAGGTCATCATGGCTCATAAACGGAAAACCTGCAATTTCTTCGATTACCTCTTCTGCCCACCGTGTAGGGGGAACCCACACTAAACCAGACGCTACAATATCAGATACTGAGTTTAATCGCGCAAGTTTATCACCTGATCCTCTGTGGGGGGTATACTCTGCTACAGGCAAACCCATGCGCCTCATCTCCTGATACAGGGCTGTACCCGAACTCTTCTTCTCCACTATAAATGCGTCTGGCTCCCACTCAGCGTACTCATTCATCGCCAAGTCTTTTAGCTCTGGAAACTCCATCCGCTTCTTGATGCTGTTTAGCAGTATGATGTTATATGCGTCATTCTCTTCGTTAAGAAACACACCCCACGTAGTGAGTGCTGTGTAGTCGGCTCTGTTGTGTGTCTCTGCCGCTGCGTCCAACGACATGATGATATACTCACAAGACGGCGGATCACCCTGCTCCCACATCTGCCACCACTCACGTTTGACCAGTGCGGCTTCTTCTGCTGTCGGTTCTTGCTGATACTGAGCGTTCCACTGGAATGTGGGCATAGATGCCTTGGTTCTGAGCAGGGCTTCAAGGTCAAAGAACTCAGGCCACAATGGTTTCTGTATCGGCTCCCCTGTTTCTGCGTCATCAACATCTAAAATCGCTGGAAACTCTACCACTTCATACTGGTCAGCCCGCTCGTTCTGAACCATATCCTTAGTCACACGCCCTGTCAGGTCATCCATGTGCCATCTTGTCTGTATGATAGCTACCCGACCACCGGGCATAAGACGAGTTCGAGCACCAAAGGTAAACCAATCGTATGCTTTGGAAAATGTCTCAAAATTACCGTTAATTACGTCTTGTTCTGAGTGGGGATCGTCCACTAATAGTAAATCTGCGCCTCGACCAGCGATAGATGAGCCAATACCACAGGCATAATACTCACCACCTGTGTTGGTATTCCACCTACCAGCCGATTTTGAGTCCACTGCCAGCTTTACTGTAGGAAATATCGCGGAATACTCGTCCGTTGCGATCATATTCCGTACTTTTCTACCAAAATCTACTGCCAAATCGGTAGTATGTGACACCATCATCACTTTTTTACCGGGATTTCGCCCTAAAAACCACGCCGGGTACATTATAGACACCAAATTCGACTTACCATGACGAGGCGGTATGTTTACACATATCCTATCCTTGTCTCCGCGCTCGATTGCCATGAGCATATCGGCTAACAGGCGGTGGTGCTTACCCACAATGAAGTCTGACTGCATTCTTTTGCAGAATTCTATGAGATCATCATACGCAGATTGGTTCGCTCGACGCTCCGCAA